TCTTCATCCATCCCGCAGAATAATCTAAATCAAAATTGTTGATTGGTGTTCCTGAAGTCGCTCCTATTATATCAATGCTTAAATCATTGCCATCTAAGAAGTACAAGTACAAATCGTTTACGATTAGATTGCAGTCGCTTACAATCGTATTAATGTTTGCTCGGTCTTTTTGAATAATGTCAACGCAATAAACATCAAGTGTAAATTGATTCGTGTTTAAGTCGCTCAAGTCTCCGCTAGGCACAACATAAACGATAGGATAACGCTCATCTTCCGTACTGAAGTTAGGCATTTGCTCACGAAACTCACCACCGTACTTTTTAATCTGTAAGTGAGCCGCACAAAACGCTTCGATTTTATTTAATAGTCCTTTGTAGCTTGTCATTATTTTATGTCTATTAGTGCTTTTAACCAACTGCCGTTAACGGGTTCTCGCGCTCCTTGTTTAACTGCTAAATCTTGCCACAAATCACCACTTGAAGGAGTGACATTAAAAGATTTTACTATGTCTAAAAGTAAATCAGTAGATGTTTCTGTATCAACTCTTTTAATAACTGCGGTGGAAACGTTGCGGTAGATGGTAAAATCGGAATGAAGACTATCGCGGGTGCAAATGCTATAAATGACATTCAACTATTCGATGAAATAATGAGACTTAGAATTGAATTTTTTAAAGCAATCTCTGAGCCTGGAAGCAAAAACGCAAAGTTCAGAAACGGTTGGTTGAATCGCGCCAAAGACTACATCAAGACCTTTAGACCTACTAACTAAGTAGGTTTTTTTATTGCAAAATGTCCAGTTTTTTAATTAATAAACTAGACAAATATTTACCTAAAATTCAAGTATGAAAAAACGAATGTTTTTCGATATTGAGACCTCCTTTAATATCGGTATCTTTTGGCGCAGTGGTTACAATCTAACTATACAACCCGATGACATTATAAAAGAGCGCGCTATTATTTGCGTTAGTTGGAAGTGGGAAGGCAAAGATCAAGTACATAACTTAACGTGGGACTCAAATCAATGCGACAAGAAACTACTTAAAGCCTTTATTAAAGAACTCAATAAAGCGGATGAGATAATCGCACATAACGGAGATAGATTTGACATCAAATGGCTACGTACACGTTGCTTGTTTCATGGTCTTGAGATGTTTCCACAATATCAATCTATAGACACTCTTAAACACGCTAAAAGTCAATTCAATTTTAACTCTAATAAATTGGATTACATTGCTAAGTTTCTTGGTGTTGGCGCACTAAGTACCAAATAAAGTACATTAAACAACAAAAAAAGATTGAAACGAAGAATAACAAAACGTTAAATTTGCTTTTGATTGTCATTGGTTTAATAACAATCACTATCTTAGCCTTTAAAGTGGTTTCCAAGCTCATCAGATAACGTATTTATTAAGTTCGTTTTTTGCCCATGCCAACACCTCGCTATCTTCCCAAGAAGTTGAATAGGTAAACCCTTGTAAAGTAGTTCCATACTTGCCGTTAAGAACCAAGTCAACGCTCGCAGTTTTTGCGATTACGTTGTCTTTTACGCTTGTTATTTCAACGCTGGCAATGTCTATTGTTGCGGAGAAGTTGTCTAATTTAATTGTCATATCATTAAGTTATTGTTGTTCCTGTTACCGTACATACTCTAGTCCAAATACCCCAAAGTCCTGATGCTTTATTTGATGACGTAAATGGTGCGCCACCCATAGCAGTCTCTGTTGCTATTCCCGTAGTTCCCGTTTCGTTAGTGCTTACCCACATGTATCTTCTAGTTAAACTAAAAGGTGCATAACCGTATAGATAAGAGTTTGGATAGCTAAAGTTCATTAAAGAAAAAGCCTCGTGTATGTTAAATAAGTACCAACGATTTAAACCATCTATTGTACTATTATAATATTGAGAAAGTTGTGTAGCCCATGCACGCGTATTTGCATCTCCAAAGTAATAGGCTGATACAGATGAACCATCAAAAGTACTCCAATCGTATGCTACTTTATTAGTGTATGTTTGACCTCCTGACTTGTCTGTAAATCTGTTAGTATTACCGAAAGGATTGTTAACCGATAAAACAAGAAAATTAGTTAGTCTTCCGCGTTGCGTTGCTCCATCGTCATGAGTTGCCGTTGATACCGTTTGACCCGTTTTTAATACTCTTGCCGTTGCGTATGTTGGTGGAGTTGGCGCGGGTAAAACTATGTCTACGTGATGTGAGCCATAGTTAGGAGAAACTGAGTTAGGTGTTAGTGTTGTTCCGTTAGAATCTTGTAATCGTATGTCTAAAGGGTCAGTTGCGTCAATCGTAAAGCCGTTAGCATTGTTTACTGTTATTGCGTTATCTGCTACTGAATAGTTAACCGTAGCACCACTTGCTACTACCTCGCTATGAATAGTACCATCTCCAAACTTTTTGATGTTTACCGTACCATCGGGTGCGCTAATTGTCACATCTATAACACTTGGTGAAGTAGTTGTATTTACAATTGTAGATGCAGAGTTAACAACGTCTATCCTAATGTCGGGAAGTACTAACGTTCCTTCTGCTAAAATCACATCTGAGTAACTAGCATTTGAATTTTCTACTAATGAATCTCTAACTACTATGTTAGCATTTGCACCACTATTAATCGAACCACTTGACAAGATGTTATCTAGCGTGTCTACCAGGTTATACGTAGCGGGGTCACATACAACGGGTGGATTAGGATTGATTGGTCGCATTGGAATTGCACAAACACTATACGCTCCTACTTCGAACGTGATAGTCTTCATCCATCCCGCAGAATAAT